TCTATACCTGCTTGTTCAGATTCAGAACCATCAACAGTAACAACATCATTATTTAATACATGAACACCAATCACATTGTTATTCTCATCTAATTTAGCAAAATGTGCCACTTTAATTCTCCAATTTTAAACCAGTCATATCTTCACTATCTCCAAAATTACCTTTTAAAAAAGTATTAAAACTTAAACTAACTCTAAGATCAGTTTTAATTTTTTCAACTGCATGAGTTAAAGAAGATGGAAATAAAATTAAACTGTTTTCTTCAGCCTCTAACCACCA